TGCCGTGGCTTTGATCGCCCACCACCGCCAAAAACGGCTTGTTGGCTGGCAACACCGCGCCCTGCGCCAAGTAGGGAATCTGGGGTGCTTTCACCGCAGACAACTGGAAACCCATTGTCTCGCCGCCGATGCCCGGTACCCAATCCGGCACTGTAAACTGCAGCGTATTGATGGCCCGTATCACGCTGTTCAGCGCTCCGGTCACAGCGCAGAGCATGCCGTTCAGGAATCCGATGATACCGTTGACACAATTTTTCAGTGTATTCCCAATTCCGTTCCATGCCCGTTGCCAGTCCCCGCTAAAAGCGCCGGAAAGGAATTGGGTCACGCCGTACAGCGCATCCAGTATGTAGCCTACTGTGTCGCCAACACTCTGACTGATCCATGCAAACGCATCGAAAAAGCCCTGCCGCATATCTTCCAAAACCGGACTGATGACCGACCAAACCTTTTGAATAATCACACCGATGTTGGCAAAGATGCCCTGAATGACTGTTCCCTTGTCCGTAAAGACCTGTGCCAGCGCCTCAAAGGTCTTTTTCAGCCCCTCCAGCGCTGTAACCACGATTTGACCGATATAGGATACGATGGGCTCCAGAACAGGCCAAATCAATTCAAAACCTGCTATCAGCGGCTTGAGCACCGCCGTTACCGCCCGGATCGCCGCTGCCAGCACCTCTAAAAACACCGGTGCAAATTTTTCGGTGATCCACTTAGCCAGCGGTGTCAGTACCTGATACCACAGCCATTGCAGGGCTTCTGCTGCCACAGCACCCAGCCCGGCAAAAGCCGCACCGACCTTTTCCAGCGCTTGCTTCACCGGGGTCAAATCGATGTTTTTCAGTGGCTCCAGCAGCTCCAGGATCTTCTGTGTGATGGCCTGCAGCTGGGGTGACAGGATACGCACCTGCGATTGGGTCGCTTCCACAGCGGAGCTGCCGCCGCTGCCGAAGCCCTCCAGCCGTTCGATCTCATCGAATCCGGCTAAGCTTCGCTTCACCGCCTTGCCCGCGGATATCGCTGCTTTTGCCAGATTTTTCTCTGCCTTTGCGGCCCCGTCAGCGCTTTCGGCCACCGCATCCGTACCGGCACTTCCTTCAAACAGCGCGCCCAGCACCAGCCCCACTTTGTTCACAAAAGCCGTGCTTGCCACGATTGCCCTGTTCAGTACCGGCAGCACCACCGCTCCCACAGGAGCCAGCGCCCGTTCAATGGCCGCCTTCAGTTTTCCGAAATTAAGCCGCAGACACAGAAGCGCGTCATCCAGCTCCTTCACCCATTTGCCGGTGTCAACCGCAAAGCTTTTCACCGCCGTGTCCTTGAAGGTCTCGCCCATCTGTCCCTGGGTGCTTTGCAGGGACTTTTTTAGCCCTTCGATTACTTGGATCGCATCCTTGGTCACATCCTCCACCGGGGTGATGTCCACTTCCAGATGGATAAATGTTTCTTTTTTTGCCATAAAATCCTCCTTTCATGTTTATTCTCCCAGCAGCTTTTTAAGCCGCTCCTGCTCTGCCAGCTCCTGGGTAGAGTAGCGTTTTTTCATATCCACCAAGCCCTTGTTCTCCCGGTAAAAATCCCGCTCCCACTTATCGAGCTTCTTACCTTTCTGCAGCTTTTCCCGGATAGAAATAACGGTAGAAAGCTGCCCCTCGCCGATGGCGTTGAACCAGCTCAGAAAGGTCCACCAGTGCACGAAGGGCAGTGCACGGATCTCCTGTCCGGCTGTTTTGTTCACGTCTGCTACGATCATGGGCGCATCCTGCTCCCAGTCCAGCAGCTTCGGCCCGGGCCGCTTGTTTTCCGTCCGCCCGCAGGTGATGAACGCGGACAGATATTCCATTGCCTCCTGCCGGTTTTCTTCCGGGATCTTCTCCTCAAAGAACAGAGCCAGCGCGATCTGCCAGCGCAGGTATTCCGGCAGATCCGGATCGTCCAGATAGATAAAGATCTCCAGTACATCCCGGTAATCGGCGTGGAGCTGATAGGTTTTTCCGCCGATCACGGCGCTTGTGGGTAAGTCCCAGCCGGTCATCGGGCAGCCCGGCGAGCCTTTGCCTGCTTGAGCGCCGCCTCCGTCTTTTCTTTGGCGCAGCTTTCCGCACCAGCCACCAAGATCGGCTGCAGCACACCAAACAGATTGGCGATCACCCTTTCTCCGTTCCCGGCCACCGCCAGCAGATTCACACCGCCCAGGATCTCGTTCATGTCGTTGCCTGCGCCAAACACCCAGTTCAGCACATCCTTCATCTGCTTGTCCGCCTCCGCAATGGCTCTGACCGCCTCCGCGCCGTCCTTCTGACCCTCAGATGCCTGCATCTTGGCAGCCAGTTCTTTTTCCAGAGTCTTGATCTTCTCCGCGGCCTCCAGGAAACGGGCGTACAGATTGGGATCACCGGGATTAAACCGCAGCACACCCCCGCCGTTAACCTTAAATTCCTTTACACCGCTGTCAAATTGAATGTTTTCCATGTTTATTTCTCCTTTTTTAAGTAAAATTTTAAGGCCGTCAGTGCATGCTGACAGCCTGTTTCATAAAGTATTAATTTTCCAACTTAAATCTCAGTTCATTGTTCTGTTTTCCTGCATGCGCAAATGGCTTCTCCCGGGGAGAAGCTGTCGAGCGCAGCGAGACTGATGAGGAATGCGGGCAGAAAGGTTGGATTTTGCTTCTGATTGCAGGCTTTTTCCATTCTGCCGGTGCACGCCGTTCCTCATCCGACCCGGCTTACGCCGGGCCACCTTCCCCCCGGGGGAAGGCATTTGGTGCCCTGCGGAGCTAACCGATAAATACAAATTTATCTCCCTGTTATCCTTTGTATGCCTTACAACCCGCCCCGGGCAATGGCCATCACCCGGCTGCGCCGCTGCACCGCCTTGTAGAGCGCATCGTCACCGATGTGGATGCTCTCCACCGCCTGCCGGGTAGCTCTCTGCTCCGCCAGCAGCGCCTCAAAGCCCGCCATCATGGCACTGACATAATCATCGATCACCACAGCCACCGCCTCCTGAATGGTCTCCAGCGGTGCTTCCACATTGGTGCCGTGCCGCTGATCGCCCACCACCGCCAGAAACGGCCTGTTGGCCGGCAATACCGCCCCCTGGGCCAGATAGGGTATCTGCGGTGCTTGCAGCGTTGCTAAGCTCAGGCCAAAGGTTTCTCCGCCAACTCCAGGCACCCATTCCGGCACATCAAAGCTGATGCTGTTGAGCATTTTGATCACCAAATTGATGCCATTAACAACGCCTTGTATCAGACCGTTGATCAATCCGATAATGCCGTTGATCGGCGCTTTGACTATGGACACCAGCAGATCCCATACGCCCTTGAATATGCCAACCACGCTGTCCCATGCCGCACCCCAGTCCCCGGCAAATACGCTCTTGATAAAGCCCACAATGCCGCTGAAAATGCTCTTTACCGCGTTCCAAATATTTTCCACGTTTGCAAAAAAACCATTCAGCACATTACCGAACGCGCCAAACTGTTCCGTCCAGTCCTTTGCAAAGACTCCTTGCAGAAACTCATTAATTCCGGCAAATGCTGAACAGATTGCCGTTATGCCCTCTTGAATTTTCCCGCCGATCCAATCTATTGCAAATGTAATAAATTCAATTAGCGGCTGAATCACATACTCCTGCATCCATTGTCCGATTCCTGTAAATACAGAAACTACAGCATCCCAGCAATTCACAAAAAACGACCCAATTGCCGAGATAACCTCTGAAAAGAAATCCCCCACCTTAGTTGCTATCCCACAGATCCATTCAACAAATTGCGACCATAGCTGCGGCAAGGTATCTGTAAAGAAATATTTGATATCATCCCAATAGACAACAATCGCAACAATAGCTGCAACAACAGCCGCTATAATTGCACCTATCCAGCCAACACTTAATCCTATTCCCGAAAAAAGCCCAGTAATGATTGGCATTAATGTCCCAGAAATCCATGTTCCAATACCAGAAGCTGCAGTCCCTATTATTTTAGCCACATTACCCAACATTCCTGTATTAGAAAATATTGAAGTAATCACAGACCCAACTTTTGAAAAAGCAACACCTAATTTATCGGCATTGGCAATCAGGTCAATTAAAAAAGATCCACCTGTTGTAACAACGGAGAACGTTTCCTGAAACCAATCCCCATTCAGTTCTGTGGCCAGTTGTTCTGAGAAACCCTGCATCGCTGATGTAGCCGTTTCGAATGCTTCTGTCATTGTGTGTATGCTTAAACAGGTTTTTTCTAAATTATTCTGTATAGGTATAAACGCCTACGATATCGCTTTTCCTATGTCATTTGCCATCGTCTTTATTGCGCTAAAACCTTCTAATACGTCTTCTAGCATAACTGTTGCTTTACTTACATCAACATTTAAAGCTATAATTTCATTCTCTTGCATAAACTCACCTCCTAAATAATTACACCCACCAACTAAAATCGGTGGGTGATAAGCTTATTGTTCTTATTTTGTAGCCTACAACGACCATTGCTTAAAATTACTCCGCACATGGTCTGTAAGAAAAGCATATACTTCCAGCATCTTTTGATTTTGGTTTTCTTCAAAATCAATGGAAGAGTCGTCAACAATTGCATTTCCGAGTACCACATCCAGCATTTTGCTTTCATCTCGTTTGCGAATGCTCAAGCCTCCTCTTTTTGTTCCCATAGCTTGCTGAATCTTCACTTCCGCTATTTCGTCGTATGGAATCACACACTCCATAGGATCCTTAAATGGAACATTCTTAAAAAAGGAAACCGCATGCTCCCCCAACTCCATATATCCATAGAATCCCTTGTACTTACCTAAGAGTGAAGTATTAAGCTCTGTATACCGCGAAGCATTAACAACATCTGCACAGCTCCGTAAAAACTGGTAAACTTTCAAAAACTTCTCATTGTCCTTTGGGCGAAAATAAACAGATGTTTCATCAAAAACAATTTCTCTTGACTTCGTCGCTAAAGGAAAGTGTCTGTCCTGCCACTCACGTACACACAAAAACCCGGCACAAAACGGTCTTGCTTTGCCAAACGAAACCGCAACAATCTCATCCAATGGAATTGTCCGCATTTTAGCTGAAACAGCCGGCCACTGATTTCTATAAAATGTAATACTGTCTTTCTCTATTTTCAGATATCCGGCAGCATCCTTATATACGCCTACCGGCGCTTCCGGAAATACAAGTTTTTTCTTGGGTTTCCGCATTCCTTCGATACAACTTCCCAACGGTGCGCCGCATTGGGGACAGGTGCGGTTGTCCGGCAATTCCCGGATCAAGCTGTCACAATAAGGACAAATCACAATTACCACACTCCTTTTACTTC